CACACACCCCGACCGCACCAGTTCAGACTCGTATCGACTGTCGGTCGACACGACGTTGCCTACCGGGATGAGCACGCTGCCATCCGGCAAGGTGATCGACGTGACCCCGGCCGGCACCGCATACTTCTTGATTGTCATACTTGCCCTTCCTTAGTCAGAATTTTCCTCGGCCAGCACTGGCGTACAGGCACATCGGCATTGCGGATGCAGCGGCGGACAATCGCCGCCGTCCGGGAAATCCGCATCAAGCGGCACCTCAACGCCGTCCAGCGCCTCGCACAGGTCGCAGCACCCGGCGCCGGTAATCCACCGCTTGCCGGCAACTACGCCGCTCGCCCGATAGGCCGACATGTTTCCTGCAGAATCGGCAAAAGCCGTCTCCGTGCGCGCGATGTTTTCGCTGCGCGCATCCGAAAACCCGTAGTTTTGCTGGATCAGGTCGGCGAGATCTTCATTGCTCATGCCCTCGTCCATGGCGCGAATCACATCACTGCGCAGCATTTCGCGCGTGCTCTCGTCGATCCGCCATGCCGCATTCGGGTTCTGTACGAGTTTCCCACCAACTCGGCGCATCCCCACAAGCTCTGCGCTTCGATCCGCTGCATACGCCACCGCGCGCTCATTGACCTGTTTCAGCAGCGCGAGATATTCTGCCTTCTCGTCTGGCGTCAGCTCGTCAAGCGGCTTGACGGCGCCAGCAATCCCGATCTGCGCCAGCGCGGCAATCGATCCGTCCTTGCACACCGCCTCCATGATTCCTTGCACATCGCCTGCCAGCGTCGCCCATCCGCGAAAGACCACGCCATCAAGAACTGCGTCAGCCTGTTTGATGTCGCCGGCCACCGCCTGCGCAAACTCGCCGCGCAGGTCGATTACCTGTTTTGCCACATCCGTTGCCTGCTCGGCGAGAAAGTCGGCGACTACCTGCTGAATCTCTTTCTGCTTGCGCGCTATTGACTGGCGCTCCCGGTCAATAGGCGAAACAGGCTTTTTTGCCTTTGCCAGAGCCTCCTTTGCAGGGGTTGGCTCCGGCGGTTGCTGGCTTGCGGCCGGCGGCAGCATGGGCGGCGGCTGCGGCGTCAGTTCCGCTCGCTGCTCTGCCGTCAGCGGGTCTGCGCCCAACTCCGCGCGCACCTCGTCAGCGGTCTTGATCTTCGCCTGCACGTATATCTGATGGATCTGCGCCTGCACCAGCGGATCGACCGGCGATCCCTGATCCCACTGAAATTCAAGATCCGGCGCGTTGAAGTGCTTGCCGATGATGAGATCCATCAGCGCCTTGACCCATCCCATCAGGGGCGCCAGACCTTCGGATAGCGCCTGCTCCTGCGCGCTTTCTGCCGTTGCCCGGTTCTGCGTCTTGACGAACGGCGTCGGCGAAATCGAGAAAGCGAAGCACACGATGCGAGCCAGCCATTCGTCAAAATCGTCCTTGAGCGCCCCCGGCTTCGTCTCCTGAATCTTCAGCGAGCCCGGAACGAACTTGGCATGACGCCGGGCCGCTGTGTTGCCCTCCAGCAGCGCGTCCCAATACTCCTGGAACTGCCGAATCTGGTCCGGGTTCCACGTTTCCGGAACCCCGATGAGCGATTCCGGGATGTTGCCCTCGGTGTAGAACTGCAGCTGATGCAGCGCGCGACGCAGGGCGATATTGACCGTCATCACGATCTGCTCGACCGGACTGTATCCGTATATCTTGTGCGTGCGAGGATTGCGCGGCAGGTAGATCAGCTCGTCGCGCGTGTAATCGACCGCCGGCATGCCCTTCAGCACCTGCTGATAAGCCGTGGCAGGCGGCATCGGCGTCCGCCCGTGGTCGTCCAGCACGCGCTTGATCGTCGCGCCGTCAATCGGTTCGATCGCATAAAGCGTGCCGCCGACGGTGCGCCGCACATACAGCGCAGGAGCGTCGAGCACGAACAAATCCTCAAGCACCATACGCAACCACTGCACCCATGTGTGCTCTTGGTCGGGGAGGCGCAGCGCGTTGGCGATCGCATCACAGCGCGAATCTGAGCCCTTGTCTTCGTTGCGCGGCTTGATCGTCCATGCCAGCTTTTCGAGCTGATCCTTGCGGGTCTCGATCACGATCCGCAGCACGTCGCAAGATTCGCTCAGTGCGCGCAACTGCGCGAACGTAATCGCCTCGCCCTGCCGCACCGTTGGCGTCGTATTGACGAACGCCGGGAAATCCCACTGTCGCCCCTCGACGCTTGGCTTGTCCGACGCCGGCACCACGGGCGCCATGGGTTCGCCCGGTCCAAACCACTCTGGCGCCTTGCCGGTGATCGCATAGCGGATGCCGGCCGAAACACGGGCCACGATGCCCGGATCGATCGGTGTTTTCGTTCCGCCAGCCGTCATGCCGCCTCCTTCTGTGCCATTGCTGCTTGCGCCTGAGCCGCCATCCAGTCGAGCATTCCCAACGAATTGTCCACGAACATCCCGAAAGCGCCGCCACACGCATCTGCGTCGTCGTCATGCGCAGAATCTGGGAATCCTTCCAGCGCCGTGAAAAACTCTTCGTTCCAAGCGCCGCGCAGAATATCGACGTTACCCGCCTGGCATTGCGCCGAGAACGGTCCAAACCGAGTAACCTTGTCTCCACGCTCCGGCCTGGTGGCGGCGCTGTATCCGGCCAACTGGCGAACGAGGTATTGCGCCTGCGACTTGCCTGCCTGGCCAGGGTCCTGCGGCAGCCCGATCCGGCAGTCGTGTCCGTCTGCGCTGGCCGTGTTGAGGATGGCACGCTCTACCGACAACGGCGTGTCGCGCAATCGAGCCGCATGCAAAACGCAAAACCGCCCGGTGCGACCGTCTCGCGACAGCTTTATGCCAACCGTCCAGTCTGGGTCATTCGATTCCGTCTTGACCGTTGCCGCCAAATCCCAATAGCGCACAACTTGCGCGCCTGCCGGAGCCGCATCCACGATCTGGCACCACTCGCGCCGGAAGTACAGCCCGGCAGCCGGCCGGATTTTCCAATTGCCGCCGAGTAGTCGCGCCTGCTCGACTGCCGGAAGCGCCTTGAGGTTTGCCAGGTATCCCGGATCGGCCGCCATCAATGCGCGGTTGTCTGTGAGCTTTGCTCCGATGAACGTCAGCGACTTCGGCCTGATCTGGTCCTCGTGCCCGATCGGAAGATCGGGATTGCCGTACCTGTCCAGCAGCTCGTCGGCGCTATCGCCCCACAAAACCGAATCATTGAGAACGCAAAAGTAGCGCACCACGCCGGACCGCTCGGGAATTGGATACCCGGTGTCCTGATCGATCCACCATGCAATCAGCTCGGCCACCCACGAATCCGCGTCCGGGTTGCAGGTCGCGCGGATATACGGCTTGACTCCGCACATGCTGCGGTTGCGGCTCAACAGGTAGAAGAACTGAGACCTGGAAAAATGCGTCAGCTCATCGAAACAGATCAGCGGAATCTGCGCGCCTTGCCAATCCAGCTTGCTGCTTTCGTGCTCCAAGTGGGCAAACTTCACTTTCCCGCCGCCCGGCCACTGCCACAGGATGACCGATTGCGCAGGCACTCCACCCGTCGCCGGGTAGAGCTTCATCGACTCGTCCCACAGCCCGCCCGGATTGCGCACCTGCGTCGTGTTGCGACGGAAGAACACCGCCGAGAATTCCGGCTTACTTACGTGTCGCAGCGGCTCCAGCAGCAGCGCCCACGATTTCCCTCCACCGGCAGCCCCGCCATAGATTGCGATGTCAGCCGAAGAAGCAAGGAACCGCTCTTGCGGCCCTGCCTGCGGACGAATGCAGCGCGGCGCAATGCTATCGTCCGTTCTCCGGGAGATAGACGAGCACCCGGCCGTCGAATTCTTCGGTGTCCGCCTGCTTGTCTTTTCCATTCGACTTGTTGATATTCAGCAGCGCCAGCGGAAGATTGGCCGCGTCGTTACTCATCTTGGTGAGCGCCGAAATGCACTGCAACACTTCCTGCGACTCCATCGGATCGTCGACGTTTATCTTTTCGACCTGTTTGCCCGCGATTGCCGACAGGCGAAACGAGGTAAAGCTGCTGTGTCTCGCGCTGCCCGCAAGATTGCGCGAAATTGCCCGCAGTTCGTCGGCAAGCTCGATTGCTTCCAGCCTGCCAGACAAAGGAAGCGCAGCCAGACGCTCTTCTGTATCTACGATTTGTTTTGCGGTTTCTTCAATTTCTTTCCGATGAAAAGAAACAAATTTTGCGATGGTCGGCTTTGTGACGCCAAAAGCAGCAGCAAGCGAACTCAACGGCTCGCCCCCGCAGTATCTGCGCCTCGCCTCCGCAATCTGATCTTCGTTGAGCTTCTGCGGTCGCGCCATGGCTACCAGTCACAAAAAAGCCAGATCAGCCAAGCTGTCTGGCATCTTCCGGGCGCACCTGTCCCGCTGTCCCCGATTATTCGGCAAAATCTAACCGATGTCAATCATCACGCCAAAATTCCCTTGCGCCGGAAAGCCACCAAAAGCAGCGCCATGGCCGCGGCGAGTGACGCAGGATAATCGCGCATCTGATACACCGATGACAGGTATCGCCGATGAATCGCCGCACGCTGCGCCGGCACGGGAAGATCATCGATGCATCTATCGACGATAGCACAGCGCTGCCATTTCGCCTCCTCCTGCTGCTCGTCGCTTGATTCCTCGGTTACCACTTGTCCGCCCGCGTCCATGCCGCAGGATCGTCGCGGGTATCCGGTATATACCTCGTACCGGCGCTGCCATTCGGCCCACTCGATCAAAAGAAAATGCACCGACTCTTCGCTCATGATTGCTGTTCCTTGAATTTCGGACAATGGCCCTTGCGCCCCACTTTCAACCCGCGATCGCAGCTGGCGATAATCCTCTCGCCGCTCGCGTCCCATGATAAATGACTGCATCCTTTGCATCCTTTCAGTCGGTTTTCGATTGCGTTCTCCTTGTCGATCAGGACTTGCAGCGGATCGCGGAACATGCGAGATGGCAAAGTCACTTCGCCGCCCTCGCGTAGATCCACTTGCGCACTGACTCCGGCGCCTCGTCAAAAATCGCTTTCGCCAACTGAGCGCCCATCGATCGCTTCCACAGCCGGAAGCACTCTCGGCAATAGTGAGGGTCGCTTTGGTGTCGCTTGATCCAATCAATCGCCTCCTTCTTCGTCGGCGGCCGCGTGCGAACAGTCGCCGACTGTTCCGCCTGTTCGCGCGTCAATCCGCCGTCAAATTCCATGATCGCCGCTCGCTCTTTCCATTCTTCGATGTCTTCGCCGTCGTAGATCACTTCTGTTTTTCTGTTACCACAACGTCATTCTTGTTTCGCATTTTCGCCCACCCATAGAAAGTAGTATTCCTGTAGTAGTTAACTTGTAGAGATAAACGCTGCCTGTTGGTGAAGTCCTGAGCAAAAGGCGAACCCCTCCCATAGGGAGGCGTTTACCTTTGCGATCTGCCTGCCGGAGCCAGCCCCTCGCTATAGGCGATTTCAGACTATCGACGCTTTGACGCTGCCTGCTGCTACAGGCTCTAGACGGGCCACCGTCTGCGCTTCTGCATTCCCCCTCGCGCTCTGAAATCCACCCACGCCGCCACCAGAGGTCGTTCTTGTGGCACTTCCAGCGCCGCCGTTCCGCGGTTTCCCCTGCATACTCGGCGCCGTTTGCTGCGATCAAAAAGCTGTCATTGCCCTCCTGATCGCCTGAGAAAATTGGAATAGCCCCTCTCGCTTGTGCCAATCGTTGGCGTCTTCTCCAACCACTGGAGGCAAAATGTAAGGCCGTCCCGACTGTTGGGCGGCCTTTAGTCCGGCGCCGTTCTCGTCGTTATCGGCCATTACAATGCCGTCGTCGCACGCCGCAGCAAGCCGCGCGAGGTTGTGAGCAGAAAAACAAACATGGATTCGATACCGCATCTTGAGTGCCGAAAGAGCAGCGCGCAGACTGAGCGCAGTTGCGTATCCCTCGCAAAACCAGTCCCGGCCCCTTCCGTCGAAAACGAATTGAGCGCCGGCAGACTGCTGCCCAAACAGAAATTTCTTGTCGCCGTCGACGGTAATTGTCTGCAGTCCGGCTAGTCTCCCGAATCGCATCATCGGAATGCAGAGCAATGGGCAGCCATCTTCGCTTGGCAATACGTTGCCAAGCTCCTGCGGAAACCCCTTGGCATCGAAATATGCATGCTTTTCCAAAGAGCACGCCGACAGTAACGATGCGGCTTTTCGTTCCGCATTCTCGCGCGCTTGGCGAAGCTCTCTTTGTGCTTCCGCATTTCTCCTTGCGATTGCTGCATGGTCGATTCGTATAGAGTTTTCAGCGTCCGGAAACCATGCGCATGGCTCGCCCATGGTCGCGTGATTTTGCACAAAAGCCACATGGCCACGGTGCAGATAGGCACCGTTCTTCTTGTGAGGATGATCTGACGTTGGCACGCGTCTCCATGCGCCATACTCGACGCGATTGATAATCAAACCATGCTCAGAAGCGAAATCCTCAAATCTCACGCCGCCATCCTCGCTTTCTTCTTAGCCTCAAAATAGGCGATCTGCTGGCTTTTCACCCATCTGACTACTTCAGGAGTCGGCATTTCCGGTTCCGGCTTTTGCATGTGCGGATGCATGCCAAACTTGGCGATATACCGCGCGTATGCGCTGCCCGGCTTTTGCCCGTACAGTTCCGCGTAACCGATTAGCTGAGCATAGAAACTCCGCTTGTAGGCAAAGCTGTATTCTTCCTTCTTCTTTGCCGCCCCAAGCTCCAACATTTCCCCGGCAACTTCAATCACGGCTGACTTTCTGACGCGAACATGCCCGCAATGCGTGCATTTGTCAGAGTGCGCCGGCCACAACGCGCCGCACGACGGACATTTTGCCGCTTCCTTTTCCTTGTCGGATGGTTCCTTCGCTGTCTTCTCCGCGCCGTCGTCCAATTCCTGCACGCCGTTGGCGCAAAGGTCTTCCCACTGATTGCGGAATCGCAAATAGTTGCCGGAATGATCGAGCTATATCGCCTGATCTTTTCCGGGATGCGTTCGCATCACTCTACCGATCTGCTGAACGTGGCTGGAAAACGACTTGCTAAATGGGCGAGCGGAGATCCCGATCATCACATCAGACTGGTCAAAACCCTTCGTCAAGATGTCGGTTGCGACAATCCCGTGAATGCTCGTATCCGGCTTGTCAAATTCAGCCAGAACGTCGGTTTTGTAGTCGTCGTCGTCGCGGTAACTGATCGACACGAAGTTATATCCGGCCTCTCCGAACTTGCGAGCCAGATCTTCCCCGTGCGCCACTCCGGAGCAGAAAACGATAGTCTTGCGCGGTCCGCCAAAAATCTCATGCGTCTTGCTGATCCACTCGGCAACGATGTCGCCTGTTATCTGTATGCCGCGCTTGGTTGTCTCGTTGGCCGACCATTCGCCGGCAACTTTCTTCGCGCCGGACATGTCTATTTCGCGCGCGATGAATACACGCGGCCTGATCAGCCATCCTTGCTCCACAAGCTGATCGATTGTCAC